TTTCATTTGTTGAACTAATTCTGGTTTAAATTTTTGTGATAAATAATATGCAAGTCCTGATACCATACAAGGTACAAATCTATAAGGTACATCTGCATTGTTTGTGTAGGCCCCTGCATCCTGAATCCGGCTAACATAATAATAGTTAAGAAAGTTTCCGGCTTCACTGGATCCTGGAGTTAAATATAAAGTGATAGTTACTTTATCAATAAATCTTTGTACAAAATATTGTGTTGGAGTTCCTTCTTGTGTTTTAGAAGATAGACCTTGATAATTTGATCTATTAATTTTTGTTAGAGAAAAATCAACACCTGAAGAATTTCTATAAACAGCTTCTAAAATATCGTCTACACCATAAACAGCAGTTGCACTAGATGTACCATCAGCTGTTGATCTAAACATTGTATATTCTGATTGACCATCAACTAATGTAATTGAATTATTTTTTACTTCCCAAAAATGCAAACCTCTGTTGCCCCATTCTTGAAACATTATGTTTAAAGAACGTCTAGCTGTTTTTATATCATTACCGGAATAATCAAATCTGCCTATTCTTTCATAAGCTTCAGTAATTACATCATCAATATAAAAACCTGATTCAAAGGTTGTAGTTCCTGAAGTTGCCATTTAATCTCCTATTTATCTAGAACAACAGTTACAGTAGCATTTGAAATAGCAGAAACAGTCATTCCACCTTCAAATAAAATTCCGTCTTCTGCTAGATTATAAGAAAATACATCACCTGCTGGTACATCTACTTGAAACTGTGTTACTGCGTTTCCATCTTGTAATGTAACTGAACCTGCAGAACCTGTTGATGCTAAAATAATTCCTCTTAGTCTAGTTCTTCCTGCGAATACAGAACCTGTTCCTGTTTTTCTAACTGCTTTTACGTCTGATCTCATTAGCCTGTGTATCCTATAGTTACAGATCCTGATCCAGTTACATCTGCGTAAATAGTATTTTCAAATCTGATACCATTTCCAGGTACATAAAGATCTAGTCCTTCGCTTCCAAAAGTAGATTCAAATATAATATTTCCTGATGCAGTTGCTGCATCATAAAGTTTTATATTCGTAATACCTGTAGCTTGGATATATGTAACTCTAGAGGGACCAATATTAGTAGATCCACCTGAAAAAGTTTTAACTTGTCCATCAGCTGTAAGCGTTGTAAATTTCTGATCTGAGCTCATTTTTTTCTCCGTTAAATTTTTATGTGGACCCGAAGGTCCACATTAATTATTTACTATTGTGTGTCAGATGTTGAATCAATTCCAAATATTTTTAGAACGATTACAGTATCTCCACCTGGATCACCTGAAACAACCAACTCAACTTCGTCTCCAGCTAAACCAGCTACTCCTGGTGCAAAACCAGACATACCTAGTACACCATTGCATCCTAAGAAACCTTTCCAACCAGTTGTGTTAAGAGCTAAAGAAGCTCCGTCAACATAACCGTCTGTGTCAGCATCTGTTCCAATGTCAACTAAGTTAACATTGTTAACTGCAGCTGTAGTTACTACGACACCAATTCCCAATGGAATAAAGTTTGTAGGAATTTGAATAGCAGTTTCTTTTCCTGTAGTAGCACCATTAGCAACTGTAATAGTTGCAGTGAACTCTTTAAGACTCATCGTAGATGTAATAGCACCTGTTGATGTATTTTTATCGATTACTTCAAAACCGTTTTCTGATCGTACCGGTCCTGAAAATGTAGTATTTGCCATAATTATATCCTCCTAGTTTTTGAACATAGTCTCTAGGCCGTCGACTATACGCGTCTATGTTCTAATTAAATTGTATAGTGATTAATTTATATACTAGATTTGTATAGAGTGCAAGAGATCCCTAGGAAGGATTAATGTTTTCGATAATGTCTAAGTTCTAATTAACCAGCGAAAAGGTGAACTTCACCATCTCTAGGATTATTATGAACCTGTGCTTCTTGTTCTCTGATGATTGATCTAATTACTCTTTTGATCTCATCACCTAGAACAGACATTTCTGGTGTTATTTGTCCTTTGTTCTCAAGAAACAACTCGTTCCATCTAGACTCGAGTTTCAATTTCTTTGCGAACAATACCATGTTGTCCTGAGCCATTTGTAACCTCCTCATAGGTTATATAAAAATCATTTGCAGTACTAGTGTATTGCATATCATTTTGTTCCCATTTTATATCAGATTTTCCTAAAAAGTCAATAATGGGTTTATTTAGCTCATCCACATTATTTATTTCTTTTTCACTTTCGATTTCAAATTTAGTTTGAAGATGTTTTGTAAATATTTTTACTAAGTATTTGTATTGAGTCATTTTTTCTTTCTATATTTTAAATGAGGCGGGATTGTGTCCCGCCTCAAATAATTTAATTATTAAGCACCTGGTGATGCAAAAATACCTCTAAAGTCAGATACACCAAATGAGTATCTTTCTCTAGCTTTGTATCTTACGTTACCAGTATCGAAGTCACCTTCCATTGCAGTTTTAATAGCTGCTCTTTCAAAGTACTTCATACCATTAGGCACATCAGTGATAATGTAAAATGCATCTGGATCAGTTAAGAAATTGTTCACTCTGTAACCTTGAGGAACCATTCCCATAGAAACGATTGCATTGATGTCATTATCAGCAGTACCAACTCTACCTTGAGACTTCATAAGTCTTTCAGCAGTGAACTGAAGTTCAGAAGGGATAATCATTTTAACACCTCTTGCAGCAATTTTCAGACCTCTTTCATCTGTCATTGCAGCAATATCGATTAATGATTGCTCTAATGAAGTTTCGTTCAAGTCAGCAGCCGTAGCTAATGTATTTGATACAGTTCCACTAATAGTTGGGTGAGTAGTTGCAAATAATGCAGTACCATCACCTGAAGTGAATGTTCCAAAACCATTAATTAACGGATTAACCGCTTTAACTTGTTTTGTGTTTGCCATAGATCTAGCTAGTGCTTTAGTATATCTACTACCAAGTCTGTCGTATAGGTTATCTTCAACCGCTTCTTCAGTGATTGAAAATGCTAAAGCTACAGTCTCGTGAGAGTATCTAGCAGTGTATGTTTCTTGAGCATTGTCAAAAACTACTCCACTTCCCTCTGCTTTAGTCTGTGCTTGAGCAAAACCTGATAACATAACTTCTTCTTCAAACGCTCTGTCAGAAGATTCTGTAGTGTATATTTCAGCATGCTGATTCTCATAACGTTTATATTCCAGACCGAATAAAGCATTCAAACCTGGCTCTAGTTCTTTAACTAGTTGTCCTCGTGATATCGCCATAATTTATCTCCTTATATTCCGGCTGTTTGTTTCAAGAAATGTTCATTGATCGTAACGACCCAATTTACATTTGCTGCTGTTAAATCATTATTGTCAGGATCTTTAGAAACACCGATAACCTTTAATTGGCCATCAGTAGTTGCTAGATCTGAATCATCTAATTCAACTTTTGAAACGTAGTTAGGCGCTGAACCTGCAGTGTACTCGATATTAGCTACATTACCAATATCAGTTTGTGCAGAAGCACCTGTGTTATTTGATTGAACCTCAAATCTTTCATAAGGGTCATCACTTACGAATCCAACAATGTCAGTTGCAGTGTTAGAAGCCTCTAAGTGATTAGCGAATGTAGGCTTTGAAGTTGAAGCGTCAGTATAGAATACACCGTTTAGTGAGCCTAATAAAACGTCTCCCGCTGCTGCTACACCAATAGTTCCAGTAGCTAACATTTCTACTGGGTCTCCTTGGTAAATAGCTGTTGCAGAAGCTGCAATATCATATTCACTTAAACCTTGATTGTCTCTATTCTGTCCGACTTTACCAATTGCTCTCAAACCGAAAGCGGCGTCTTTATTTGCCATAGTATTTGTCCTCCTTAGACATGTTTAGTTTAAGTGTACTCTGTTGGTTTAGAAATTCTTTAATTAGGATTTCTTAGTACCACCAAAAGTTACACGCGTTTGCCTATCAATATTGATCGGCATACTTGGGTGCTGTTCCTTCATTAAATCGTTGTCAACTGCTTCAACGTTATCCTGAGCTTGTTTTGTATAATACTCAGTACGTTGTTTTGCGATTTCTTCCGGTACCCTTGCCAGCACAAGGCCACCAACTCCGATCACTCCCTTATATTTACCGTCTTCCACTTGTGGATAATCAGAATCTGGATATTCATCAGATCTAACTAATTCGTATCCTGATCTTATTCTTCCAGCGACATTCTTAGTGTCGTGAAATCCTAAAGTTTCTGCTCTAATCCATCTATGTGTAAATCCTGCCGGTGCAGGGGGTGCATCTAAACTTGATGGTGGAGTCCAAACTTTTTTATGAGCTGTTTTTTCTCTAGTTTGACTCGCACGCGAGGTTCTTTTGTCATTATTATTTTCCATATGCTTATCCCTCCTTCGTGATATTTAATTGTTTCGCATATTCTTCTAGCGGCACTCCTAATTTTTTAGCTATTGCTACTTGTGATGAAGTGAGTCTCACAGTTTTGCGACCAGATTTAGTACTTCTTTTTGCAGATGCAACTGTCTGTACAGGTTTGGTCGTTTCCACCTTTTGTTCATTATTAACAAATTTGTGGGGAAATTCAAGTCTTATTCTTTTATCAATTTCAGAATAATACTCATCAGATTGAGGATCAAAACCTTCCTCTTCTGTTAGTTTTTTATGTAAATCAAAAGCAGTATAAGTCATAGCGCTATCTCTACCAAACCATGTGTTTTTCTCTGCCCATGATGAAGCTTTAGGATCAGGTGTTCCTTGTGCTACTTCTTGTCTATTTAAATTAACTTGAGGTTGTTGAACCTCAGTTTCTTTAATTTTATTTTTCTGTTCTTGATTTGCTTTAGCTTCTAAAAATCTAGCTTGTTTATAACCTAGTTCAGAAATCATAGTCTGAGCTTCTACTTCAGCATTAATGTCTCCTGCTTCTCTAGCAGCAGCTAATCTTGCCTTTGCAGATTCTAGTCCAGATACAATAGATTCTTCTGTAGACTTTAAAAATCCAGGTTCTAACTTTGAAAGTTTTTCGTCAGCTTTTTTCTTGTCCAACATAATTCTTTCAGCATAAGTTAAAGCTTCTTCTTTTTGTCTCTCAGCTTCTCTCCATTTTTTAGTAAGCTTTGCTATTCTTTTTTGAACACCTTCAGAATACTGTTTTAATTCGTCTTCTTCTTTTGGTGCTTCTGCTTCTTTCGCTTCAACATTTTCAGGTTGAGCTTCTGTTTTAGCAGTTTCTTCCACTACAGGTCTTACAGTAAGATCTTCTTGTACTTCTTGCTGTTCAACTTCTGTTTGATCTTTTTCTTCAGCGATATCAACATCCATCGCTGGACCAGTTGTATCTATATCTACTGTTTTGTTTTCTTCTTGTTGCATAGTTTCCTCCTATGTTTATTAATATTGATGAAGTATATCTTCAGGGTTATCGATGGTTGCTAAAACTTCATCGTCATTTAGCAATCTTACTTCCCCACCATCTATCTGAATTCTAGATCCAGCGTATTTTGCAAAAATTACCCAGTCACCTTTTTTACACCAGGCTCCTTCAGGAAATTTTTCTTTATCATAACAGTGTGGTCCCATAGCAAGAACTAGACCACAAGTAGAACCTACTTGTTGTCTCTCCAATGTATCTTGTCCAAGGTATAATCCACCTTTAGTTTTTTCTGGCATTTTAAATGGCAGAACAACTAATCTCCAACCGGTTGGTTGAGGTAATTTATTTGATTCTTTTTTCTTTAAACGTTCGTAACCATCTACTTCTTTTTGATGAGCATCTTGGTTTTGTTTTTCGTATTTATCTAATAATGCCGATTTAGTTTTCGGATTGTCCGAAGTTGACGACGTTGTCTGGTCTTTCAGTATCATTTTTTTTCTCCTTCTTAGGGTTTAGCAGGGATGATATTTCCTGTGATATTCTTAAATAGGCATGTGCCTGTCCCATCATATACTTGTATTTTTCCATATTGTCAATACCTCCGGCAATCATACTATCTCCAATAGACTGATAAGATTCTTTAAGATGTTTTTGTAATTTGTTTAATATAGTAAGTTCTTCATTTAACATTTTTCTTTCTCCTTTTTTTGTGTAATATATTAACTCTTGAATGCCAACACCATTCAACAAGTTTAATAGCATATGTCTCTACTTTTGCAACAGCATCATCTATTTTTCCTAATATATTTAATATAAATGAATCTAACATTTCCAACGTCTTCTAGCTTGTCTAATTCTAGAATTGGGATCATTTCTAGTTTTAGCAGAAGATCGTTTAAGTTGTCCAAGTGATCTTGCACAATATGACTTTCTTCTTTTTGCTGCAGCTGAACCTTTCTTGACTTTACCAGTCACGGCTGTTTTTAATTTTGAACCTGGGTTAGCTGCTCTATAAGCTCTAACACCTTTAGCTGTCATACCAGCACCAGATTTAGTTGGTCTATAGTTTGCACTTTTACCTGTAGTAGTTTTTCTAATTGGATTTTCTTTTTTTCTCATTAGATTTTTTGCATCTCTGGGTTAGTTGATAGAATATTTTTTTCTGCTCTTGGTCTTGCAACAGAGTCTTTACTTCTTTTTCTAAGTTGTGCAATAGCAGATTCTTTTAATGCTTTTTCTTTTTTTAATCTCTGTAAATCTTTTTCTAAATTCATTATGCAAATGTTTTAACGTTAGTTGGTTTACCACCAGGATTACCGGCTGCTCTTTTTCGTTTGACAGCACTCGCCTTTTGTGACTTTGTCATTCGTGTGGCTTTTGCAAGTGGGACGCATTTTGGATATTTCCTCTTTGAGCCTTTGCTTCTCCCGCAAGGTTGATACTTCCCGTCTTTCTTCGGTGCTCCAATGTCTACCCATTTCTCGGATACCCATTTTCTTAAACCACCTTCTGAATAATAACTACGCACACGCTACTCTTTTTCTTCTTGCTAAACCAGCAACCATGTGACCACCACCGGCAGCTTTTTTTCTACTTCCTTTTTTACCACCTGGTGTAATTTTACCAGAGCAAACTCCTGAAGCGTACATATTAGCATATGCAGAAGGATATACTTTAAATTTTCTTTTAGCTGCTGCTTTTCCTTTTGCACAAAGTTTTGCCATTAT